CCACTTTTCAGTTCTGGATCTCCGGTGCCGAATAGGATCGTCATGAGCGAACAAATACGCGGCGCGGGCAAGCCGAGCTGGCCGTTATCGCCCTATCAGATCCGGGTGACCTACGGCGCGAGCGAAGGCATCGTGCGCGGCAGCGGCGCTGACTGGTTCGGTCCGCTCGATCCACTGCGGCCCATCGCGCCACCGGACGTTGCTGGACGGCGCTTCGATTTCCCGCCCGGCTACAACCTCGTCACGAATCCGCGGGCCTACGAGCCGGTCGGCTTCGCCGAGCTACGCGGTTTCGCCGACGCCTACGATCTCCTTCGCCTCGTCATCGAGACGCGCAAGGATCAGATGGAGCGCCAGCGCTGGCGTATCCGTCCGCGCTCCCCGAAGCTGAGGCGCCGCAACGCCACAGTTGACACCGACATCAGCGCGCGCATCGCGGCGATCGAGCGCTTCTTCCAGCGGCCCGACGGCATAACGCGTTGGAAGGCCTGGCTACGTTCGCTGCTTGAAGACATGTTCGTCATCGATGCGTCGACGCTCTATTGCCAGCGCACGCGCAGCGGCCAGCTCTACGCCCTGCAGCAACTCGACGGCGCCACCATCAAGCGTGTGATCGACGACTGGGGCCGCACGCCGCAGCCTTATGCGGCGCCCGACGGCACCATGATCTATCCGCCGGCCTATCAGCAGGTGCTCAAAGGCCTGCCTGCGGTCAATTACGCGGCGCGCGACATTATCTATCGGCCCCGCAACGTGCGCGCCCATCGGGTGTACGGCTATTCGCCGGTGCAGCAGGTGGTGATGACGGTTAACATCGCGCTGCGCCGCCAGCTTTGGCAGCTCGACTATTACAGCGAAGGTTCGATCCCCGATGCGCTGATCGGGGTGCCGAATGGCTGGACTCCCGATCAGATCAAGCAGTTCCAGGACTACTGGGATACGGAATTTGCTGGCGACCTCGCCAAGCGCCGCCGCGCCAAGTTCGTGCCCGGCGATACTGCCGCCAAGGTGGTGCAGACCAAGGAGCCGGAGCAAAAGAACGACTTCGACGAATGGCTCGCCCGCATCATTTGCTACGCGTTTTCGGTGCCGCCGCAATGGGCCGTGAAGCTGATGAATCGCGCCACGGCGGACAATCAATCGGCGCAAGCCGAGGAGGAAGGGCTCGAACCCACCAAAGAGTGGGTGAAGGACCTGATCGACGAGATCATCGCCGATGAGTTCACCTCGCCGGACCTGGAGCTGGTGTGGCTCGATGAGGACATCGACGCGGCCCAGGCCGAGGCGCACCTCGAAGCCCGCGTAAAGCTCGGCGCCGTCACCCTCAACGAGATGCGCGATAGCCTGGGCCTCGATCCTTATGCCAACGCCGCCGCCGATCGCCCGATGGTGCTCACCGCCACCGGCTATGTGCCGATCGAGGCGAATGCGGGTGATGCTCTTCGCACCGAGCCAAGTGCGCCGTAACGCATAACAAGGGGGGGTACCCGATGGATGACATGAAACTCTTCATTCCGATCACCAAGATCGATGCGGCGCAGCGCCTGGTCTACGGCGTCGTCACCGCGGAGGCGCCGGATGTTTCCGGCGAGGTTTGCGATTACGCCTCGACCAAGCCGCTTTATCAGAAGTGGTCGCAAAGGTTTGCCGATGCGACCGACGGCAAGAGTTTCGGCAATCTGCGCGCCATGCACGCGAATGTCGCGGCCGGAAAGCTTGTCGAGATCGCGTTCAACGATGAGGCGAAGCGGATCGAGATCTGCGGCAAGGTTGTCGACGATGACGAGTGGCAGAAGGTGGAGGAGGGGGTTTACACCGGCTTCTCCCAGGGCGGGCGCTATCTCAAGCGCTGGCCGGACCCCGACGAGCCGGCGTTGACCCGCTACACGGCGGAGCCGCTCGAAGTCTCACTCGTCGATCATCCTTGCCTGCCGGAAGCGACCTTCGCGCTCATCAAGGCGGACGGCTCGACGGAGCTGCGTAAGTTCAAGGTCAATGCTGACGAAGCATTCGGGGAGCCGTCGTTGCGGGCGCAGCGGAGTAATCCAGAATACTCCTTCCCTAACCCTCCCCCGCTCGCGGGGGAGGGAAGGGTGGGGGCTGGACTGCTTCGTCGCCCCGTTGGGGCTCCTCGCAATGATGTGGCGGAAGCCCTCGCCAAGATTGGGGCGCGGCACTCTGAGGTCGACAAGGATCGCATCAAACAAACCCACGACCTTTTGGTCGAACTCGATCCCGATTGCTGCCCTGGCGCCAGCCTCCTGGGCGCACACGTGGATTCCCGCCCGCAATTTCCTTCGCAGGCCGGTGAGACAGGGGACGATGAAGCCGCCGACGAGGAGACCGATAAGCTTGCGAAGAGCCTGGAGCGGTCTCTGCAGCGCTCTTTAGCGAAGGGGCTCGGCGGCATCACCACGCGTATGGACGAGTTTGCCGCGCGCTTGAAGAAAATCGAGGGTCAACCGCTGCCGCTTGGCGTCACTTCCGTGCGGGTTGCTGAGAAGAGCGAAGATGCGATCTTCCCGCAGCCCGATTCCCTGCTTGATCAGCCGGGCGCCCTTGAGGCGCTGGCCGAGGCCGCCATCCGCAAAGCGCAAGCCGCGCCGATGCGCGCCATTCCGGGCTTCAGGCGGCCTCAGGATTAGCCGCCTCCGTCTTCTCGCCATTCCGGATCGCCGTGAAGCGGCGAGTCCGGAATCCGCAATCACAGACTGTGGTTATGGATTCCGGGCTCCTCGCTTTCGCTCGGCCCCGGAATGACGGCCGCATGTTCCACCATCAAACAAACAGGAACCGCACCATGTATCAGCCCAGCCTTTCGCATACGCTTGCCAAGTCGGCGCTGCCGCGCACCGTACAGGACTACAATGCAGCCCTGACCAGCGCCGCGAGCTTCCTCAAGGAGATCGAACGCGCTCACTCTCATCCGCTGCCCGGCGACCCGCTGGCCAAGAGCACTTTCTCGGAATCCACGTCGGCCACGTCCGGCCTGACCTATTATGATCTCGAACTCGGGGCAAAGTTCCTCTATCCACTCCTCACGCCTCTGCGCAACGAGATCGCGCGCGTGTCCGGCAAGGGTGGCATTCAGGCCAACTGGCGCGCGGTGACCGGCATCAACACGACCGGCCTGCGCATCGGCGTGTCGGGTGGCAATCGCGGCGGCGTACAGGCTGTCTCCACGCAGGACTACAGCGCCGCCTATAAGGGCATAGGCATCGAAACCTCGGTCGACTTCGAAGCCCAATACGCCGGCATGGGCTTTGACGATGTCAAAGCCATCGGCGCCAAGGTCGGCCTCGAAGCCTGCATGCTCGGCGAGGAGCTGCTGATCCTCGGCGGCGACACGTCGGTGCCGCTCAGCACTACGCCGACGCCGTCGCTGGCGCCATCGACCACCGGCGGCAGCCTCACCGCGTCCGCGAGTCCGTATAGCGTCATCTGCGTGGCGCTCACCCTCGACGGCATCGTCAATGGCAGCGTCAGCGGCGGCATCCAGGGCGCCATCATGCGCAGCAATGCCGACGGCTCTTCCGATACGTTCGGCGGCGGCGCCGGAGGCAAGTCAGGCAACGCCACGGCGTCAATCTCTTCGGGAACGACCGGCTCGATCGCCGCGACCGTGGCGGTGGTGACTGGCGCGCTTGGCTATGCCTGGTTCTGGGGTGCGTCTGGCTCCGAAGTGCTCGGTGCCATCACGACCATCAACTCGTTGGTGATCACGGCCAACGCCACCGGAACGCAGACCGCAGCTTCCCTCGGCAGCAGCGACAACTCGACCAACGCGCTGGTGTTCGACGGACTGCTCTATCAGGCGTTCAAGTCCGGCTCCAACGCCTACGTCTCGTATCTGCCGACCGGCACGGCTGGCACCGGCTCGACCCTCACCGGCGACGCCGGCGGCGTTACTGAGATCGACGCCGCCTTGAAGGATCGCTGGGACAATTACCGCTTGTCGCCCGACACTATGTGGGTGTCGTCGCAGGTCGCCAACAATCTGTCGGCCAAGATTCTCGCCGGCGGCACCAATGCGGCGCAGCGCTTCGTGTTCGACAGTGAGCAAGGTGCGCTCGGTGGCGGCGTCATGGTGCGCACCTATCTCAATAAGTTCTCCATGGCCGGCCCGAAAACGCTCGACATCCGTGTGCATCCCAACATGCCCGCCGGCACGGTGCTGATGACCGCGCGCACCTTGCCGTATCCGCTGTCCAACGTCGGCAATGTCATGCAGATCCGCACGCGCCAGGACTACTATCAGATCGAATGGCCGCCGCGGGCGCGCCGCTACGAGAGCGGCGTCTACGCCGACGAGGTGCTGCAGCACTATTTCCCGCCGTCCATGGCGGTGATCACGAATATTGCGGCGGGGTAAGTCGTCGGTGAATGCTGACCGGCGGCGTCAAACCATGATGAGCAGGTCTAACCTGCGCATCCATGCCGCGACAACACGAGGTCTTTGATGAAGCTCAAAGCGCCGGAAGGCGTCGGCGATCCGTGCGTCGCCGGCGTCGCCATTGTTGCGCGCGATGGACTTTATGAAGTCGAAGCCGAGGTCGGCGCGTTGCTGATCGAGTGCTTTGGCTTTGTCGAGGTCGGTGCCGACGAGGTAACCGAGGCCGCGCTAATGCCGGAGCTAGCTTCTCAGGCTACGCCGATGGCGCGGCGTGGCCGGCGTCTGCCAAAAGATGCTGATTGAGTTCTTGCCCAGCGGCTTCGCTTTCGTCTGACGATGTAATGGGAGATAGAAATCATGGCGGCGTCCGATCTCGCAGTGCTCGCCGACGTGAAAACATGGTTGGCGGGCTCGAGCGGCATTGGCTCATCGGACGATGCGCTGCTCGCGCGGTTGATCACCGACGTGAGCGGAGCGATCACCGCCTATCTGGGGCGGCCGTCGCTGACGCCGCGGTCGTTTGCCGAACGCCTCGACGGCAACGGCAAGACGCGGTTGTTCCTGCCGCAATACCCAGTGCTGCAAGTGGCTTCGCTGGTCATCGACAATGTGGCGGTTGCGGCAGCTACGCCGCCCGCCGCCGGCGCGCCGCGCCCGCGCGGCTACCTGCTGGAACCGTGGGACGGCTTGCCGCCGGGCCGGCCGCAGGCGCTCGATCTCTTCGAGATGGCCTACCGGCTGGGCCGGCAGAACGTCGTTGCCGCGTACAGCGCCGGCTACGCGGTGGAGAACGAAGCCGCCAGCGTACCCGCCGCGCCCGGTGCTTATAATGTATCGGCCGCGGCGCCGTTCGGGCCTTGGGCGAGCGACGCCGGTGTCACCTACGCGACCGGCACTGCGCTGGCGACGATGGAAGGGACCCCGAGCGCCGGTGAATATAATGTCGCGGGCGGCATCTACGCCTTTGCGGCCGCCGATGCTGGCGCCGCCCTGCTCGTGTCCTACGGCTTCATTCCGGCGGCGATCAATAACGCCTGCATCGAGTGGGTCGCCGAGCGGTACCGTTATCGCACCCGGATCGGGCAGAGCGCGCAGACGGTGCAGGGCCAACAGACCGCTTCGTACCGTCTGAAGGACATCCCGGATTTCATCCGCACCTCGCTCGATCCGTATCGTCGGGTGGCGGCTCTGTGATGCTTCAAGTCGAGCTGTTCGACAGCATGTCCACCGCCCTTGCGGCAATGCCCGAACGCATTCGTACCGCGCTGTCGGCTAAGGCCGGCGCCCTTGCGGCGGAGCTGCAAGCCAAGATTCAACAAAAGCTCTCTGGCGACGTGCTCAACAGTAAGAGCGGCGCGCTCGCCGGCTCGATCGGTGTGACGATTGACGATTCATCCGCCGGCCTATCCGTGGACATCGTCACGTCAGCCGACGTGAAATATGCCGCCATTCAGGAGTTCGGCGGCACGATTCCGCCCCACGAGATCCTGCCGGACAAAGCCAAGGCACTCACCTTTCTGGTCGGCGGCAAGCGGACCTTCGCCGCGCGCGTTCTGGTGCCGACCGTGACCATGCCGGAACGCTCCTACATGCGCTCGTCACTGGCCGAAATGGCGGACGAGGTCAGGGATGAGCTGACCGGAGCGGTCGGTGAGGCTTTGAAATGAGCGGTGGCCGTCGTGTGGACGGTTCGCGAGAGTATCCCCGCGCGTAAGGAGCTGCGATGACCGCCGTCACTCGCGAGCAGATCTCTGCTGCCTTCTTCAGTCTCATCGCCGGTGCGGCGGATTTCACGGCCACGAGCCGGCGTTTCGTGCATTGGGATCAGGTGAACGAAACGCAGATGCCGTTTCTCACCATGCTCAAGACCGGCGAAGTGCGCGGGCGGCAGACGGAAGGCCTGCCGACGCTCACTATCAATGCCCATGTGTTCATCTATCTCTCCGCCGGCATGGATCCGGAGGACGTTCCGGATACGGCCATGAATACGCTGCTTGACGCCATCGACGCGGCGGTCGCGCCAAGCGGCGCCGACGCGCTCAACGGCAACAAGCAAACCCTCGGCGGGCTCGTGTCGCATTGCTATCCGCTCGGCCCCGTCTTCGTTGACACCGGCGACGTCGACGGCAAGTCGGTCGCCGCCATCCCGTTTCAGATCCTCGTTCCCTAAGGAACGGCTACCACAGCACTCCGACTAGCGGCTGCTGCCGCTCGCCACCCGTCTCGTAGGAGGTGAGGGAGCGTTCGCGATTTCGCGCCTCCAAACGATCATCAGGAGAATTCATCCATGACCCAATTCGCCTTCGGCAGCGGCACACTGATCGGCAAGCGCACCGACGTCACCGGAACGCCACCCGCGCTGCTCGGCACCTTGCAGGACGTGTCGCTCGATTTCGACCGCAAGATCGAGACGTTGCTAGGCCAGTACAACATGGCGGTCGCCGCTGGCGGAGGCGAGTTCAAAATCACCGGCAAGGCGAAATTCGCCCGCCTGCAGTCGACGCAGATCAACAATCTGTTCCTCGGCCAGACGCTGACCGCCAACAGCATGGTGGAAATGACGACCGGAGAGACCGATACCGTGGCGTCGGGCGCGATCACGGTCGCCAACGGCTCGAATTACGTGGAGGACTTCGGCGTCTTTTACGCCACGACGGGCGTGCAGCTCACGCCCGTTGCCGCTTCGCCGGCGCAGGGCCAGTACATCGCGCCGTCGGGCAGTCCTGGCGCCTATACGTTCAATTCCGCCGACAACGGCGCCTCGGTGCTGATCTACTACAGCTACACAATCACGTCCGGCAACAAGATCAGCCTGGCTAACCAGCTCACCGGCCCGCTGCCCATGTTTGAAATCGCGCTCAAGGAGACGTTCAACTATTTCGGCACTAGCAAGGATCTAGTGGTGAAGCTGAATGCCTGCGTTGCGCCGAAACTGTCGCTGCCGTTCTCGAACCAGAAATTCACCGTGGCCGAGTTCGATTTCCAGGCGATCGCCGACGCTTCGAACAACATCGGGACGATTGGCCTGAGCGAGTAAACAGGGTTGCGGAAGCTTCGCGGCCCGCTTGCAGGGCTAAGTTCCTTTAGCAAATTCAATAGTTTCAACAGTTGGGGCAAGATTCGCTCGATACTGTTGAAACCGATAGAGGGAGACTGGCGTGAGTCTCGAGCGTGACGATTCCGTCGATCTGTCGCTGGCGCGCGTGGTCCGGCTTGCAGGCCGGGACTTTTATGTGGCGCCGCTGTCGCTGCGGCAGATCCTGGCCATCGCCGATTACGTGCCCAAGCTTTCGGGCATTACGCCGGACACCCTGAGCGGTGAGCGGCTCCTACCGCTGGCCGAAGTGCTTTGGCACGGCTTGCGGCGCGCGCATCCGAGCCTGACACGGGATGAGTTCTTCGATCTACCGATTCCGCTCGGCGAACTCGTTGCGGCCTTGCCCGTCGTCATCGAGCAGGCAGGCGGCAGAAAGGTTGATGCCGCGGCGGGGGAATAGCAGGCGACGAGCGCTTCGATACGGTTGCGTGGGGAGCGCTCGTCGCCGAGCTGGTGATCGAACTGCAGTGGACGCGCGAGCAGGTCCTCGATCAGGTCGACATTCCATTTCTCGATGAGCTACGACGGGCGTGGGCGGATTGTCCGCCGCTGCGCCGGCTGCTCGGAGCCTACCTCGGCTATAAGCCGAAGCCGCGACCATCGAAAAACTATCACGAGCTGCTCGCCATGTTTTCGAGTGGCAAGATTAAATAGCTTTGAAGGCAACACCCATGTCCGATGACAATGTGGTTCAGATCCGTTTCGGCGCGTCGACGGACGACGCCCTGGAAGGAATCGCCCAAATCCGCGAGGCGCTGACAGGGCTGAATACGCCGGTGCAAAATCTTCAGGGCGTGTTGGGCCGATTGAACGCCGCATTCGGCGCGGCGGTGCCGGCCGACATGCTGTCCGAGGCCGTCGAAGCCTTCGAAGGCCTCGGAAACCAGGCCGCCCGCACAGCGCTCCAGGTGAAGGACATCGGCGCTGAGATCAAACTTCTGCAGCAGAGCCTGGCGGAGCAGAAAGCCGTTCTCGACGCGGAGGCAAGCCAGTTCCAGATTACGCAGAATCGGAAATACGCCATGCTCGAGGCGGAAACGCAAAGGGAGTACGAGGCCGAACTGGCGTTGCTGAACCAGGAAGCCGCGCTCGGCAATATCAGCGTCAAACAATGGAATGAGGTACTGCTCAAGATCGCCGCGCTTAAGGAAAAGCACAATGCGGACATGCTGCGGCTCGACGAGCAGGCGATCGCCCAGCAGCAGCAAATGTGGAATTCAGCGCTCGGATCAATTGAGAGCGCGTTCAATTCGCAGCTGCGCGGGCTTCTTGCCGGTACCACGACGTGGTCCCAGGCGTTTAAGAAGATCCTGGGCGATCTCATCATCCAGTTCATCGAGACGTGCGAGACCATGGTGGTGAAATGGGCCGCGGCGCAGCTAGCTCAGACGACGGCGGCGACGACCGGCGCTGCCGCACGCGCCGCCGCCGAGCAGGGCGCTTCGAGCGCCGGTATGCTCAGCACCATTGCCAACGCCGTGAAGGCGATCATGACCGATGCCGGGCAGGCCTTCGCGGGCGTGTTCGCCTTTCTGGCGCCGACCATGGGTCCGGCTGCGGCCGGGCCGGCTGCCGCGGCTCAGGCCTCGGTCTCGGCCGCCGCGATCTTCGATGTCGGTACCGATTACGTGGTGCGCGGCGGCCTCGCGCTTATTCATCCCGGCGAGACCATCATTCCGGCGGCGCGCGGCTCCGGCCCGTTCAGCGGCGCCGGCATGGGCGCGCAAGTGCATGCGCCAGTGAGCATCAACGTGTCGGCGCTCGATTCGCAAAGCGTGGCCCGTTTCTTCAACGACAATTCGCGCCACATGATGCGCGCCATCAACGATGCGGTGAAGCGCGGCGCGCACCTGGGGCTGCGCGGGCAGTGAGATCAACCCTTCCCAGCGGGCGGGCAGGGAAGTTGCGGACCACCGAATATGAGCTACGTCCTCGGCGTCAATCTTCTGCCGTCGACGGGAGAGTTCACCTATGACACGGTCCCCTATCTGGGGCAGCGGGCCACCGAGAGCACGCTCACCTCGATAAATCGTTACGCCAATGGGGGGCCGCTCGCTGGGACTGGCTCGACCACCGACTACACGATCTCGCTGAATAGCCTGCAGGCGGAATTTTCGGGCTGCACGACCGTTGCCGTGGTCGTCTCTTGGTTCGGCGACTCGACCGATGTCACCGCATGCCAGATCTATCCGTCGACGACGTATATTAACGGCGTTTTTGAGCGGGCCGCCGGCGGTACCGATGTCTGGCGGTGCTCGGGACTGACCCAATCGTCATCGGGTTTGATTGCGATCCCGCAGATCGGTGACGCCTTCATCTACGGCGGCACACCGTCGGATCAATCGATCGTCCGTTGCATCCGTGATCTCAAATCGCGCGGCCTGCGTGTCGTTTTCTATCCTTTCATCCTGATGACGGCGAGCGGCGAGCCGTGGCGCGGCAACATCACCTACAATGGGAGCGACATCTCCAGCGCCGCCACAACAGCGATCGACAATTTCCTCGGCGCTGCCGCGACCTCGCAATTCACGCCCGACACGACGAACCTGACCGTCGCTTATTCGGGCTCGCCGACCGATTACACTTACCGGCGCATGATCCTGCACTACGCCAATCTGTGCGTGGTCGCAGGCGGCGTCGATCTATTTTTGCTTGGCTCGGAATTCCGCGGCTTGGAAGTGGTCCGTGGTCCGGCCTGGACCAAGGCCGGCACGACCGGCGGCGATGGCAAGGTCACCTGGGATTACCCGTTCGTTGCCAGGCTGATGCAGCTTGCCGACGACGTGCGCAGCGTCTTCGACGCGGCCAGTCTCACCAAGGATACGGTGAACCTGCACAACCTGATTTCTTACTCGGCCGACTGGTCGGTGTGGATGGGCTATCAGCATCCGGGCGAAAACGGACAATGGCCGCATCTCGATCAGCTTTACGGCCACGGCAACATCGACCTTGTTTGCTTCGACAACTACCTGCCGCTGTCTGATTGGACCACAGGCGATGGCGGCCTGGACGCGTCCAATTGGCTTGCGCCGGCGCCGAACGGCGCGTGGCCGCCGTCAGCGGCAGCATTCAATGGCCTCGGCATGAGCGGCCAGCCGACGATCTACAGCATTCCCTATCTGAAGGCGAACATCGAAGCCGGGCAGTATTTCAACTGGTTCTACAATGACAGCAACAATCTCGGCATCGGGCTCGATCCGAACGGAACGGACCTGCGCGTGTCGCTGCCCCAGGGCGATCGGCTGACGCAATCGCGCAATACTTACAGTGCGAACCAGCAATTGCTGGCTAACAAGCAGTTGCGGTGGTGGTGGAACAATCCGCACCAGGCGATTTACGATGATGGCGACGGCACTGGCTGGTCGCCGCACGGCCCGTACACGGAGTGGGCGCCGCAATCCAAATCGATCACCTTTGCCGAATACGGCTTCCCGGCGTGCGACAAGGGCACCAACCAGCCGAATGTCTTCTACAGCCCGGCTTCCGTCGAGAGCGCGACGCCATTCTGGTCGATCTGGGATCCGAGCCAGAGCGTCGCGGGCGATCACTGGCCGCGCCGGGACGACGAGCTGCAGCTGCTCGCGCTGCAGGCGATCTACGAATATTGGGTGACCGACGGCAACAACGAAAGCTCCTCCGGCGGTGTACCCATGATCCAAACGACGTTCATGTCGGTCTGGAACTGGGATGCGCGGCCTTTCCCGGTCTTTCCGCAACTGACGGGCGTGTGGGGCGACACCGGCGACTGGCCGGCGGGGAATTGGCTCGGTGGCAAGGGGCCGCTCTTGAGCCAGCCGGTGCCGACCAATCCGCCGGCGTCCGGTCCGTACTCGACGTTTCCGGTGGTGCCGACGCTCGGCTGGTCGGTGACGCTCTCGCCGATCTTTTCGACGGCCGCAGGCCTGCACGTCTCCGGGCGCGAGGTGCGCGCGGCCAAATACGCCTCGCCGCTGTGGGCGATCGAACTGAATTACGATCTTCTGCGGATGGTGTCGCCCAACACCGAATTGCAGACCATCGCTGGCTTCTTTGAACAGTGCGCCGGCGAAGCCACATCCTTCTTGTTCGAACCGCCCACGCTCTCGCCGGTTTCCGGCCAGGCGCTCAGCACGGGCGACGGCGCGACCACGACGTTTGCGTTCACCGTGTCGATCGGCGGCGCTGAGGTTGCGCCGGCAAACGTTGGCACAGTGTCGGCTGTGTATCTCGACGGCGTGCCACAATCGAGCGGCTTTACGGTGAACGCAACGGCGCTCGCACCATCGGTGACTTTCGCGACAGCGCCGGCGGCCGGCGTTGCCGTGGCGGCGGATTTTCATTGGTACTTTCTTTGCCGCTTCGATGACGACGACCTGGATACCGAAGAGTTCATGGTGGCGCTCTACGCACTGCAATCGCTCAAGCTGCGCACGGTTCGATCATGACCACGCCGCCCTCGCTGCCGAGCCTTGCCGGTCTCACGTGGTCGCGGCACAAGAAGCCTGGCTTTTCCACGCGCGTGGCTTCGCATGTGTCCGGCCGCGAGGTGCGCGTGGCGCTGATGAGCTATCCGCTTTACGAGTTCGAGGTCGTGTATAGCGGACTTGCTTCCTCGGCGACCCCGGCTTTCGCCGGACTCGGCTCCTCGAGTCTGCAGACCCTGATGGGCTTCTTCCTGCAGCTGCAGGGCCAGTTCGGCACGTTCCTCTATGCCGATCCGGACGACAATGCGGTTACCGGCCAGGCTTTTGCGACAGGAGACGGCTCGACCACGTCGTTCACGATGATGCGCTCGCTCGGCGGCTTTCTCGAACCGGTCGGCTGGGTGACCGCGATCGCCAACGTCTATCTCAACGGCGTCGTGCAATCCTCGTCGGGCTATAGTTTGACGCCACCGAACACCGTTGCCTTCACGTCCGCGCCGGCCAGCGGCGCCACCGTCTCGGCCGACTTTTCGTATGCCTTCAACTGCCGCTTTCTCGACGACCAGATGGACTTCGAGGAATTCATGGCGAGCCTCTGGAGGCTCGAGAGCATGAAGTTCCGCAGCGTGAAACCGTGAGACGCGCATGAAACCTGCCTCATCCGCACTCATCAACTATCTCAACACAGCGCGGGCAAACTCGGACGTGCCGCTGTTGATGGCAGACGCTTTCGTCTTCACGCTGCGCTCGGGCCTTGTACTTTGTTACACCAATGTCGACGTGACCTTCAGCTACAACGGCAACACCTATCTCGGGAATTCCATCCTGGTCGATGGCTTGAAATACAAAGCCGCGGTCGGCTTGGAAGTCGATCAGCAGCAGATCACGATCGCGGCGCGTTCCACCGATGCGATCACCAGCGGCGCGCCATTCCTGCAGGCGCTGCGCGACGGCTCGTTTGATGGCACCGAAATCGTGCGCTACCGCGTCTTCTTCTCCGATACGATCGGCGGCACCGCGATCGGCTCGGTGCTGCTGTTCAAGGGTCGTCTCGGCGTCATCGAGGAGATCGGGCGCACCAGCGCCAAGCTTACGGTCAATTCCGATCTGGTGCTGCTGGACATCGACATGCCGCGCAACGTCTATCAGCCCACGTGTCTTCATACGCTTTATGATTCCGGCTGCACCCTGGTGAAGAATGCCTTCGGCACCAACGGAACCGTCGGTTCCGGCTCGACAGCTTCGGTCATCAACTGGTCCGCCGCGAACGCCAACTTTCAGCAAGGGTCGATCACCTTCACCTCCGGCGTCAACGCCGGGGTCACCGCGACCGTAGGCTCGGCCGTTGCCGGCACGTCTCTGACCTTGCTTTATCCGCTGGAAAGCGTGCCTGGGACGAGCGACGGCTTCACCGTCTACTACGGCTGCGACCACACTCCTGGTACGTGCCAAAGCAAGTTCAACAATCTCGCGAATTTCCGCGGCTTCCCCTACGTGCCGCCGCCGCAGATGGCGGTGTGAAGCGACAGCCCGAAGACTCCACCGCAAACTCGGATCATCAAGATGGCGGACAGCGAAACCGCGCAACGCGCGGCAGTCGTGGCCGAGGCGCGCTCCTGGATTGGCACGCCATACCACAATTGCGCCGACATCAAGGGTGCCGGGGTCGATTGCGGAATGCTGCTGGTTCGGGTTTTCGTCGATACCGGATTATGCCATCCGTTCGAACCGCGGCCTTACCCGGCGGATTGGCACCTGCATCGCAGCGGGGAGCGCTATCTCGACTTCATCTTTGATCGCGCCGGCGAGGTGACTGCCTCGAAACCCGGCGATCTGATGGTGCTGCGCTTCGGCCGCTGTTACTCCCACGGGGGCATCGTGACCAACGCAAGACCGCTCACCATCGTGCACGCGTATTTTTCGGCGCGGCGCGTCATCGAGGAAGAGGTGGATCACGACAGTCCGTTGTCCGATCCGGCACGCAAGCCGCGCTTTTTCAGCATTTGGGCCAAGCGCCCATGAGCGGACTGCGGAATCTATTTGGCGGCTCACAGTCGTCCATCGCGCCGGATTATACCGGCCTGCAAATTCAGACCGCCGTCAACACCCTGCCGATCCCGATCGTGTGGGGGGCCAACAAGCTCGCGCCAAATCTGATCTGGTACGATGACTTCCAGACCTATGGCGGCAGTTCGGGCGGCAAGGGCAGTTTGTTTGCCGTGAACACAAGCGAGTATACCTACTCGGCCTCCATTATCCTGGCGCTCTGCGAAGGTCCGATCGATACCATCGGCCTCGTCTGGAAGGGCCAAAGCTTCTACACGTTCGCCGAAACCGGGTTCACGCTGTTCACCGGCACCACGCCGCAGACACCGTGGAGCTACGTCACCTCCACCGACCCTTCGCAGGCGCTCGGCTATGAGGGGACCGCCTATGTGTGCGCGGCCAATTACAGCCTGGGGGATAGCGCTACTCTCGACAATCATAATTTCGAGGTCGCGGGCCTGCGGTTCGGCACCGGCTACAGCCAGCTGCAATACGTTCTCAATGCCGGCTACTACGTGTCGGCCGGAACCGGTACCAACTATGGCTTCGTCGACGCCGATCCGGCGCTGATCGTTTCCGATTTCCTCACCAGCGCGCAATTCGGTGTTGGCTTTCCCAGCGCCAGCATCGATGCGACGACGCTCTATAGTGCATCCGGCGGCGACGATGCCTATCAGACTTATTGCCGGGCGCTCGGCTTGGCGCTCAGCCCCGCGCTCGTCGATCAGGAGCAGGCCTCAAGCATCTTGCAGCGCTGGCTGCAACTCACCAATACCGCCGCAGTCTGGTCGGGTGGCCTTTTGCAACTGATTCCCTACGGGGACAGCGCCATCACGGGGAACGGCATTACTTTCACGCCCAATGTCACGCCGATTTACAATCTCGGCGACGATGACTTCAAGGTGGAGAACAACGAGGACCCGCTGCAGGTCTCGCGCTCCGACCCGTTCGAAGCTTATAACGTATGGCGGCTCGAAATCTCCGAGCGCGACAACCAGTACAATCTGACCACCGTGGAGGCGCGCGATCAGAACGCAATAGAACTTTACGGCATGCGCATCGCGCCAACGGTCACCGCGCACGAAGTCTGCGACGAGAACATGGCGTCCCTGATGGGGCAGCTGATGCTCCAGCGGGCAGTGTATATTCGCAATGCGTACAAGTTTCGGCTTTCCTGGGAATATTGCCTGCTCGATCCGATGGATCTGGTGACGGTGACGGATACCGTTCTCGGACTGTCAGATGCCGCGATCCGGATCACCGAAATTGAGGAGGATGACAACGGCTTTCTCAGCGTCACCGCCGAGGAATTCCCGCTCGGCGTGGCCACCGCAACGCTCTACCCGACGCAGCCGGTTACCAATAATCCGATCAATCGAAACGTCGCTGCGGACCCGGTCAACGCGCCGATCATCTTCGAGCCGCCGTCGGCGCTGGTCGGATCGACCCCGCAGGTTTGGATCGCGGCGTCCGGCGGCTCGGGCGGTGTGGCCGATCCGAATTGGGGCGGCTGTTATGTGTGGCTGTCACTCGACGGTACTTCGTACAGCCAGGTCGGCATCATCACGGCACCGGCGCGCCAGGGCGTGCTGACGTCCGCATTGGCTTTGTTTGGCGGCACAAATCCGGACATCACGGACACGCTTGCGGTCAATCTTGCCGAGAGCGGCGGCGTGCTTGCCAGCGGCAGCGCAGCCGACGCGGCGAGCGGCAGCACCCTGTGCGTCGTCGGTTCGGAGTTGGTGTCTTATGAGACCGCAGCGCTGACATCCGCGAGTAACTATGTCCTCACCACGCTCTATCGTGGGCTCTATGGCAGCGCGATTGCGGCTCATTCGTCGGCAGCCCCGTTCGCGCGACTCGATAACGCGGTCTTCGAGTACGACCTGCCGGCCCAATACGCTGGCAGCACACTTTATATCAAGCTGCAATCGTTCAACGTGTTCGGCGGTGGGGTTGAGGCGCTTTCGGCTTGTACGGCCTATACGTTCACGCCGACTGGAGCCGCCTTTGATCATCCGGTCGCGCGCGCTTGGACGACTGGCGCTCCCATGGACATGGGATCGGTCACCGGCACGGTAGGTCCCGAAGACGACTACGGCACGCCCTTCACGTTGACTGTCGACGTCGATGCCGACCTCGGCCCGGCATAAGCAAAGATCAGACATCGGAATCAGCAAGCTAAATCGAGATCGGAAGCCGATCGGCTTCCGATTGCGAATTTCGCCTTTTTGCGTCCGGTTTGGAGAGCAAATGACAACAGCGGTTCAAGTCCAATACCGGCGTGGCACGTCGACACAGGTGGCTTCGTTCGTTGGCGCGGTCGGCGAAATGGTCATCGACACCACCAACAATCGCATCGTCGTGCAGGATGGCTCGACGGCCGGGGGCTGGCCCGCAGCGAAGCTTGCGGAGGCGTTGACCAATACCCGTACGGCCGTGTCGGATGCGAACTACACCGCGCTCGCCACCGACCGCACTGTCGCCTATACGGCGATCACGGCGGCGCGCACCGTTTCGCTGCCCGCCTCGTCGTCCTTCCCGACGGGCACGCGGCTCCTGGTGGTGGACGAATCCGGATCGTGTTCAACGGCTCTCACGCTCACGCTCGGCGCCAGCGGCACCGACGCCATCGATGGCGCATCGACCGCCGCCATCAATTCCGCCTACGGCTACCTCGCCGTTGAATCGAACGGCTCCGGAAAGTGGACGATCATTGATCAGCCAGGTGGCGGCAGCGGTGGCGGAGTCTCGTCGGTGAATTCGCTGACTGGGGCCTTGTCGATTGCCGCAACTGACGGCTTGAAGGTGGTGGCGTCGGGCACGACGGTGTCGATCGGCGGGCCGGGCGGCTTGGTCAACAAGTTCCGCAACGGCGCCATGGACGTATGGCAGCGCGGCGCCTCGTCCCTTTCCGCCACCACGTCGGGCAGCTATACGGCCGACGGTTGGATCGTGCTGCCGACGGGTGCCAACGTCACCTGCTCGCAGGTGAGCAACAACCGCAGCGGCGCGCTGTCGCTCTATGCGCTGAAGGTGCTTGGCGCCTCGTCAGTCACTGACGTCATCGTCAAGCAGCGTATCGAGAGCACCATCTGCGCGCCGCTCGCCGGGCAGGTCGTCACCGTTCAGGCTCAGGTCTACAACAATACCGGCGGCTCGATCACGCCGAAGCTCACCGTCAAGCATGCCGCCTCGCAGGATGTCTGGACGAGTCCGACCACTGACTTCAGCGCGGTCAGCCTGCAAACCTGCGCCAATGCGGCGTGGACGCAGATCGCCTACAGCTTCACCGCCTCAAGCTCGTCGGGCAACGGCATCGAGATCGGGTTCGACTTTGGCAACAATTTCGGCTCGTCGTCGGATTATATCTGCATCACCGAGCTCGACATCCGGGTGACGCCCGGCGCGACTGCGAGCGCGACCAATTCGACGCCGCCGCCGCCGGAGCTGAGGCCGATCTTCGCCGAGTTGCCATTCTGCCAGCGCTATCTCTATTCGACTTACGGCAACGGCGTTGCGACAGGAACGGCGACTCGCAACGGCTTGCAGGGCAGCTACGCCGGGCCTGCGCCGATTTCCTCAAGCTATATCCCAGTCCAATTTCGCTGCCCGGTATCCATGCGCGCAGCGCCGTCGTCCTCGACCATCAGCTATTGGGACGGGGCCGGAAACGCGAGCAAAGCCTCTTACCGCCAAGACGGCTCGTGGACGGACAGCATCTCGGTCACGACGATTCCGCTCACGGCATCGCCTGACGGCTTTACGTTGGAAGTATCGAGCACGGGCGGTAACGCTTTCATCGCGCTCCACGCGCTCGTCGGCGCGGAGTTGTGATGACGAATTTTTTCGGCCGCATGCCCGCGCCGCGCTTTTGTTTGGCCGCTCGCGATCGCCACCCGCCAACCCGATCGCTCGCGGCCTTCGCGATGGTCGCGATTACGGCAACGTCCGCGGCCACACGCGATGTCGACAGGTGATACGCGACGCAAGACCCGGCGTTGCACCAATGGCTCGATGTGCCTGATGCCGCGGTGGTGGAAGAGCCAAACAAGTTCGGACCCGCCGCAGTGTGGCCCTACTAGGACGCCACAGGCCACATACAGATCCGTTGCTTTATTCCGAGAGCCGGCACGTAGGCGCGGGTCTCAAACCCGCCCCTACGATTCCAAACATCCGAGCCTCCTCACCCGCTCGCGCCGAAGCGCTCGCGGCCTCTCCCGTTAGGCGAGAGGCGAATTTTGCATTGGAGAAAATGCATGATCCTCGACACCAACGTAGACACCACGTCGCATCTGGCGGCGCTCAAGGCCGCCGGTGTGAAGACCATCATCCGGTATCTTTCGCCGATCAATCCGTCCGGCGAAAAGTGCATCAAGCCACCGGAGGCGCACGCGATCGCCGCGGCGGAATTGCGCCTCGCGCTTGTTTGCGAAGGCTGGGGCGACTTTGCCCACGGCGGAATCTCCGCAGGCGCTGGTGAGCGCGACGGCGAATTCTGCGCGCATTATGCCGTGACCGTCGGCGCGCCAGACAACGCCGCCGTCTATTTCGCCGTCGACGTCGACGCCAACGCGGCGCAGATCAAGAAACTCGTGCTGCCATACTTCGCCTCGATCGACGCCGCTTTCAAATCGCTCGCGCCCAATCTGCGCTGCGTGTGTACGGCTCGGGCGCCGTCTGCGAGGTTGTGATGGCTGCGCAGCTCGCGGATTTTCCGTGGCTATCGTGTTCGCTCGGCTGGTCCGGTTCCCGGGCTTATCTTTCGGCGAACAAATGGGTATTGCGCCAGCAGGTGCCCGCGACCATCGCCGGCATCGATTGTGATCCAGACGACAGCAACGGTGAGTTCGGCGACTTCGCGCCGTTCGCGTCGACATTGTCCCCGGTCTCGGCATGAAGCGCGCGATTGTCGCGCTCGCGCTTGGGCTCGCGATCAGCCCAGCACGGGCCGAGAGTGGAATCGCGTCGGTCTATAGCTACGGACAGCAGACTGCCGACGGCGAGCATTTTGATCCGCGCGCGATGACAGCGGCGCATCGCACGCTGCCGTTCGGAACGCTGGTGCGCGTCACAACGGATGCCGGCCGCTCTATTCTGGTACGCATCAACGACCGCGGGCCGTTCGTACGCGGGCGGATCATCGACCTGACGCCTGCGGCGGCGCGCGCGCTCGGCTTCTCGGGTTTGGCCCGCGTCACCGTCGAACCGCTCGGCTCCTACCGGCCACAGCACGGCGATTTCGGCTTCTTCTGAATAGTCAAAACTTCGCTCGGCGACTGCTCTCACTGCAAACAGGAGATCATCATGACTCAAAATCCGAACTCTGCATCCGCGATCGACAGGGCCAAGATCGAGCGCGACGTTTCCTGGATCGGGGCGCGCTTGCGCGAACCGTCGACCTATGCGGGGCTGGCCGTGCTGCTCGGCATGTTCGGCCTTCACGATGTGCCCGATGCCGTGAAAGACATTTCCGAGATCGGCATGGGTCTCGGCGGCTTGATGGCGATCTTTCTGCCGGAAATGAAAAAGGCGGTGAATGGCGTTGCGGGTGCCTCCACCACCGATCGCGGCCAGACTCTCGCTATCACGGTCTTGTGCGTCACGGCCGCGTGCATATTCGTTGTACCCGCGATGGCGGCCAACAAGGCCGCGGCGCCACAGCCCAAAGCCGCGGTCAGCAACAAGACTACAGTGGCCCAGGCGCAGCAAAACCCGCTCGTTGTCCTGCGGCGCTTTACGGTGACAGACCTGCAAGCTGCTCTCGCCGACGCCCAGGCGCAGACGCCGCCCGACACAGTCGCGGCGAATTGCTACACGGCGCTGATCCCCTTTGTGCAATCGCAAGTACAAAATCCGTTGCCGAGCGGTGCCGGCGCGTTCCAAGCGTTGCAGAAGGCGCGCGATGCCAAAGCCTACCTCGCCAACATTCAGTCGCCGACTGGTCCGCTTGCCGGACTGAATATCGCTTGCGCGCCGCTGGTCCTCGACGTGCAGAATACGCTGGTGACGTTGGGCGTCTCGGTGGGCGTCATTGCTAGTCCGGTCGGTGCCGCCGCCACGCTCAGCGGCTTGCCCGCCGCTGTCGCCGCATTCCTCGGGCTGCCGAATCTCTGATGGGCGTTGCCGTATCCGAGGCCGCGATGATTTCCGACCTGACATTCGCGCAGTGCTGCGCCGCGACCTATGACGAGCCGCGCACGCTCCCGGTCCCAGCGACCGGGACCGACGTGCGCGTCTCGGCGGTGGCGGGCAGCCTGGTGGTGGCGTTTCGTGGCTCAGTGAGCGCGGAGGATTGGGCGCGCGACTTCATCTGCGCCCCCGTTGTCGACCACGAAGATCCGCAGCTCGGCCTCTGTCACGCGGGCTTTCTTGACGGTGCGGAGAGCGTCGTCGCCGCGATCGCGGCGGCTGCTGGCAATAATAAGTGCTATCTCACGGGGCACAGCCTCGGTGGCGCGCTCGCGCTTGGCGTTGGCGCGCTGCTGGCCTGCTCCGGCAAATCGCCCGAAGCTATCGTCACCTTCGGAGCGCCGCGATACGGCATGGCAAAATTTGTCGCCGTGCTGCAGCCGATTGCCATTCGGCAATACCGCCGCGGCAATGATCCAGTGCCGCTTATGCCGTTCGATGTGCCGCCGCTGCTGGAATTCCGCGACGCGCGCGAACCGCTCATCGCGATCGGCGTAGCGCAGCGCGATCCGTTCGCCTGCCACGCCATCGCCGGCTATGTCGCCGATGTCGCCAAATATTTGGCGACGCGCACGGCCGGCTGAGGGCGCTGCTGCGTGCTTCAACATTGCAGAGCAAATGAACCCAAGGACCTGTGATGTCCGGCAAGCTCGATGAGATCAGTGAAGCTATAGGCAGGCTTCGCGCCAGTGTGGCCGACATCCAACGCCGCATCGAAGAGAACCGCGAGCTACAAGAGCGACGGCACGCGGACAACACTGCGGTGCTGCGCGATCTTTCCGAGAAGCTCGACCGGCACGCGGCCTCGGTTGAGATGATCCGCCCGACCGTCGCCGCCCTTGAACTCTCACGTTCGAAACTGGCGACCTGGGCGTCAATCGGCTTCGCCGCAGTGGTGGTCTTCGGGTGGCTCATCGAAGCCGCGCTAAAGTGGGCCGTGGATCGTGCGCTATCGCATTTCCAGTAGGGCGTCGGGGTCGGCAAGCAAGCTCTCAGAAGTAGGTGACGGTTCGACGGCGCAATTTTGAGCTGGCTGGGAAACTAGGATTCGAACCTGGATTCTTGGAGTCAGGGTCCACCGTGCCGGTTTGATTCAGTTCGATTTTTTTCCAACTGAACCATAGGCGCAACGTTACCCCCCAATGGGTTGCGTTGAGTTTCCCAACTACGAATGGCTGTCTTTGGCAACTGGCGAACTGGTCTCAGAAATACACCCTTCCCGACTATCGACGGTCCCAACTCGATCAACTCGTCGCTTATACAAGTCGAGTTAGCAATACATGCCGGCCATGACCGGAACCATGCGCCCGCCCTATGCGTTGTTCCGAGCATGAAAAGCACAGCAACAAATATGGCGATCGGATTGGCGATGGTGGCGGCCGGCGT